GCACCTACGATAATAGTAATAGTCTGGAACCTGTTATCAACATTAGTAGTACCATTAGTTTGTGTAGTATGACCTACTGGTACATAATATTGATTGGCACCATTCATTGTAACGCCCGTTGCAGTAGCAGCAGTTAGGCGATATTTAGTATCAGTCTTGAATAGTTGGAAATCACAAACATCACCAACATAGCCCTTACGATAAGCTTCAACTGAATTACTATTATCTAGTACACGAGATGCTAGGTTAGATGCCATTGCATTA